CTGAGGCTTAGGCATACGGCTAAATTTACCGTTCGCGGTGTAGATCCTCGGAATACGGCAAAGCTCCGCACGTAGCTTGCTCATGTACTCCCCGATCCCCTCGCTATCCAGGCTGATCAACTCGTCCGGGTTAACGTAAAGATTCTCGCCTTTGTCCAGTGCCGCTATCACCTGGGCGGTCTTTTCAAAGCGTCGGCGTAACAGATAAATATCCTGGCTTCCCCGGTTGGCGAATACGTCGCTATTGCTGCTGGCGTTCTTCCCTTCGGTTGGGTTGTTCAGCCATTTATCAAGCTCTACGGGGGCGTCCGGGAATTTCACGCCGTCGCCTGCGTTGTAGCCCTCAACCATTACCGGAGTGTTGGCGTAAGCGTCTGTAAGCTGGCGGCGCAAGCCTGCGCCTAAACCTGCCCTATCCCACATCAACGCGTCAACGTGCGCGGCTTTGGACTCACTGATCGCCACGTCGGCGGCGTCGTTCGCGTCGCCCTCCAGCCATGACAAACCACGAGTAACCACGGAGCCGTGGCGAATGATCAACGCCTTGTTATCCTCGCCAACGTCTGCCGGGTCGAGCGCGGCAATCTTCATGCCGGACGGCTTAAACCCGATCCGCTTGTGGGCATCGATCGCGGCATCAAACCATTCAGCCGGGATAATGGCATCCGGCACGGAGTCATTGAAAGCGCCTTTCCAGATATGATCGAACAACGCACGGGAAAGCGTTTTAAAGTCGTACTCCATTTCCGCACGGAGCGACGCCGGAAACCACGGGTTTTTGTCGTAGTTGACTTTGATAACGAGGTGTAGATCGTCCTCGTAGATCCCGTCTTTGTCCAGCGCGTCCATGAATGGAACGATAAAGCGTTTGGAGAATGGATCTTCGCTGCTGCCGGGGTTGGCGGTGAAGATCATATAACCGCCCTCCTCGCGCATGGTTGGGGTCAGCTTGCGTAATGACTCCTCGGAAAAGGTCTGCGCCTCCTCACCCCAAAAGCGTTTAAACCCGTATGACGATTTCACGCCGTCCGGGTCGCGGGCCATACCTTTAAAGACGTGCAACCCGCCGTTAACGTGGCGGATCTCGTCTTTCATCACTTCGAAACCGTCATACCCGGCACGCTCGATCATCTGCGAAAGTAACGGGTGTACGGAGTATTTAATAGCGGTCTGAAACTCGCGGAGGTTCATCACCTTTACGGCGTCGTCGTTCACGTCGCCATTAAGGATCATCCCTGTGGAGTCAGATTTACCGGAGCCACGGCCCCCGATCACGATGTTAAAGCGTTTGGGGCGCGTTAAGAGCGGCTCCAGCGCTTCGGGGATCGTAACGTGGTGGGGCTTGTCGGTTTCCACCCAGCGGTGGCCCTTTTTCGTGATGTTCTTTACGTGCTCAGGCAAGCCATTAGCGCCGGGGCGATAAACCCCGTAAATGGTGCGCGTATAGGTGCTAATGTGGCGGGCTTTGGCCTCTGCCGTTGCCATGCGCTGCATGATTTGTTTTAGGTTACGCCCCACGGTTGCCCATCCTCTCAACTGCGATCATTGCGTGGTAAACAAGGTGTTGCAGGCTGTAGGCGTTGTGTTCATCGTTATCAAGATCCCACTCCTGGCCCGCGTGACGGTAAACGGCGTTAAGGCAGTGTAGCGACTCATGCGCCAGCCGTCCGGCTGTTACTGCGGGGTTGTCGTCCACCAGCACGCCGATCAGTGCCAGCCTGTACCCGTCAACGTCGATCGTTTGGAAGCTGGCACCGCACGGGCGGAGATCCCCCGCCTCCGGGAAAGCGTCAGCCAGGATCGGGAAGTCGTCTACGTGGTACACGATCACCTGGCAACGCCACGGGGCCAACTCAAACGCGTAAAACCCGGCGCTTAACGCCAGGTCAACGGGGTTACTGATTCGTTTCTTCTGCCGCTTCGTCAGGATCTGCGGCGTTGGCTGCTGCTTTGTGCGCGTCTGCTTGCTCATTGATTTTCTGCTCCAGGTCTGCCAGCCGTTCCAGAATGCCGGAAATCTCCTGCACCTCTGCGCCTTTCTTGAAAATGTCAATCAGGGAGTGCGCCACGTCTACGGCGATCTCGCCAGCCGCAACGGATTTCATGATCGCGTCGATCCGCTCGTTCGGCGTCCAGTCGGGATCAAAGTCAAATTGCACTTGCGGCATCGTCGGGCGTGAGTAGGGGATCAGGCGTGCCAGAATATCCCGGTACATGCTCGGATCTTTCATCGCCATTTCGATCCCGCGCTGGATGAATGCTGCCTCGGTTAACGTCTGCTCGATCCGCTCGCCTGTCGCCGGGTCGGTGGTCTGATATTTGACGGTCTTTAGCGCCTCAAGTAACAGCGTGCGGAATTGTGGGCCGCGTGGTGCTCGCCCGGTAGGTTTGTTATCAGGGCCAAACGGCTTGCCTTTGCCGCGTCCTGCTTTGCCACCCTCGATCAATGGGTCTTTGTCGTTCTGGCTCATGGTTGATTCACTCTCTCATGATTACATGGTTGAGGGCGATTATCAGCCATGAGCCTTGCAAAATCAATGGCGAGCGCCAACCGGGCCAACCGTTCCCGTGCTCAGGTCGCGGGCCAACTCCTCCGGCGTGAAGTCGCGCAAGGGTGCGCCCCGGTGGTTAAACGCCAGGGGATCGGCGCTCTTTGCCTTGTAACCGTTTTTCGGTTTGCCTTTGCCCACGGCGTTACGGCTGCACACCACACAACGCCCGCTGGCGGTGTAACGGCCCTCAGTGTGCCCCATCGCACACCCTCGCCCGTCGTCATAGCGTGGTAAGCCTCTTAACCTCGCCTCCGCTTTCGTCCTGGGCATCAATGAGATCGGATTGTCCGCCATGTTCGTTTGTCTCCTCGCTGATTACTTGATATTCGCCGTCGATCGTTATGCCGTCCTGAATGGCAGTATGCCGGGCGATCGTGCCCGGCTTCATAACTGCGCCCATTAGCGGTTGCGTGCCTTGCGCCTGGCCCCGTGGCGGTATTTGTCCGGCGTTACCTGCTTGCCGTTCTCGCCTATGACCTGCCCGATCACCCTGTCGCCGTTGTAGATCACGGCGTCTTTGTTCGGCTCAAACAACCAACGGCCTGATCCACCTTTGGCGATCGGGTCATAGACAATCACGCCAATATCGGCTGGGGTATCGTTGAGGGCTGGCCCCTTGTACGCTTTGGCGTTGGCGATCTCCTGCCTGATTGCGTCAACGTGGCACGCTGCCAGAATGTACGGCGTGCGGTAGCCTGTGCCGTCCGCTATTCGCTGATAGGCATCAAGCAACGCGATCCGATCCTCTGCGTCACGTAAGCAACGCTCGCTGGTTTCCAGCTTGGACGATTTCGCCATGATCTCCGCTACGTAGATCTCATTGAGTGCGCGGGCCTCTGCTGCCTGGCGCTGCCAGTATGCGAGGATCTCGGCGGTCAGTCGGGCCGGGTCGCTGTGCTCTGCCACGAGGCGATCGTAGCGCTCTTTGTCCGGGTTGCTCATTGTGCGGTGTCCTTGCGTGCGAGGTTGTAGGATTGGCGGGCAACGCGCTTGGCATCGCGGCGGCTAAAGCCCATCGCTACGAGGCGCTCGGTTGCACGGGTGATAAGGCGCGTCTTGCGCTCGTGTGCCGTCTCAGGGCGTCCGGTGCCCTCCAGGCTGCGTTGCAGTGCTGCACGGTCGCCAATGATCCCAGCGTCGCGTGCCTGGATGCGGCGGAGGTGTGCCGCTGCCTCGTGGTTGATCTCCTCGGCCTGATAGCCTGCGGCACTTGCCACGGCGATCGCGGCGGGTGTTAGTTTGGTGCTGTCCATCGGTTAAACCTCATTCGCTAATGATTTCATGATGTAGTGTACACAAAGGGGCCGCGTTTGCAAGCCCCATCCTCCCAGCGTGCTGGGCCTTTATTCGCTCGGCTGGCTGTGCTCGATATAGCCGCGCTCTTTGGCGATCAACTCGTCAGTAACCCAAATCATGCCCCGGTGATACGCTGCGGTAAACGCGTCTGATAGCTCGTAACCGTGTTCGACGGCATGGCATATCATGTCAAGATCTGCGCGTCGCTGGGCTTGATTCTCGCGCACCTTTGCCATGAGTCGGTGCGCAATGTGGATCGGGGTTGGCTGGCACTGCGGCGCATCAATTCCACGTTGCACCAGGCGGACACGCTCGATCGAATCCACAACCTCGGCTTGCAACTCCTCGATCGACGTTGGCCCGGCTGCTGCCTCGATCTCCGCCTCAACTGTGGTTGTGCCCTCGATCGGGATCTGGCGCTCGTCCTGCACTGGCACGCCACACGAGCC